CGACGCCGAAGCTGGCGGCCGCCAGCTAGCCGGACCCGTCATAGCCGTTGGGGCCATTCAAATGGGTGGCGAGCGCGGTGATGAAGCTTTCGCGCGTCCATCCGCCCTTCACGTCGGCTCCGTCCTGGCCCAGCCCTTCGCGCATGGGCACGAACGAGGCGATGCGCGCCGCGTCGATCGGGATGGTGCTCGCCTCCACCCCACCGACGATCGCGTCGCCGTCCAGATTGCCCTGATAGGGGATGGTGCCGCCGTTCCACGTCAGCAGCCGCGAAGCGAACGCGGCCTTGCGGATGGGCATGGCGGTGCGGATCGTCTGCGGTCCGGTGATGCCGGTCGGGTTGGTGCCATAGGAACCGGCTGCGACGCTGTTGGACTGGCCGATAACGACGATATAGACGATTTTCGTCGGCGCGGCCGTCGCGGGTTCGCTGACATGCCAATGCGCATGGCGCACCTTGTGCCGGTCGCGGATCGGGTCGGTGTCGTTGCAGCTGATGCGGATCAGGCCGGGCTTTGCGCCATCGGGCCGTTGGATGACCTGAAAGCCCGTGACGCCATATTGGCTGAATGTCAGCTGGCGTTTCATCCGGGTCGGCCCCTTGGGACTGTCGACCAGCGCCCATAGCTGAGGCACCTTGTTATGGTCGCCCTGAATCGACAGGCCGTCCAGCACCTGCGGGTGCAGGCGGATGCGCTGCCCCGGCTCATAGCCGGCGAGCGGTTGGCCCGCTTCGTCCCATTCGGTGACGCGCAGGAAATCGAAGTCGGGCGTCGGCGGCGTGCCCAGAACCTCGCCATAGTCCGCGACGATCCGCCGGTCGAACAGGTCGAAGGACAGCATCGGCTGCCCGCCCTGCGCGCGCATCAGGGGAATGCGACCGTTGGCGATCAGGCCTTCGCCGCCATCCAGCTGCAGATTGTGAAGATACACCCGGCCGCAAGCGCATCGAGGTAAAAAAGCGCACCTAGATCATCTTCGACCAGAACCATCATGCCGCCAACGACATGCGCCGCTGCTACGCGAGGGGTGCCAGCGATCTGGCTGCCCTGCCGCTGGCGTGCCAGTTGAGCCGCAGGCGTGGACTCGATCGCTGAAACCTCCACCCCGATGCCGCTGACCTTCCGGAAGGTTTTGATCGACTTGTCGGGCTGGAACACGCTGAACAAAGCGCCTTCCGCTGTCGCGCCAAGGCCGACGACATAGCTATCATAGGCGTTCGCCGTGATCCCGGCGCTTTCACTAGCGGTCTGCGCCCGGTCCGCCGCTGCTTCGGCCTGTTGCCGGGAATTGTTTGCTCCCGCCGCCGCGTCGGCCGTAGCTGCCTCGGCATCGGCTCGCACCCGGTCGACGCAGGGCACGAACACCAGTTCGCCGCTGGCGTTGAGCACCGGATAATAGCCGAGCGGCCCATTCTTCAGTCCGTAGCGGTCGAAACTGTCGGGATCATTGCGCGACCCAACGACCAGTGCCGTTTGCCCGTTGGAGAAATTCTCATAAGCCGCAAATAGCGATGCGTTGCGGGCGACCAGCGTCGCAACCTGATCCTCAAGCGCCATCGCCATTCGCCCCATCGACAACCGCCGCCAGCCCGCGCAGGCGCGCCAGCTCCAGCTTGGCCAGCGTCATCATGTCAGCGCGCATCTTGACCCACGCCGCCACCCGCTTTCGCGTGCCCGCGTCCAGCGGCTCGACGGTGCTGGTAAACGCGGCCATCAGCTGGTCGACTTCCGCGCTGGCCAGCAGGGCGACGAAGGCTTCCGCCGCTCCTACGGATGCAACCGCCAGCATGCGCTCCAGTTCGTCCTTTTGCGCGCGCATTTCTTCGATTGTCGGCTCGGTGTCCGCCAAGGCCTTGTCCTTTCGATCAGGGTGGAATGTCAGGGTTGCTCGATCGCGATGACACCGGTGCGCTGCGTCTGCGTCGGGAATGTCATATTGGTGCCGTTCAGCGCCGGCTGACTGAAAGCCGTCCAGCGCAGGCGGATAAGGACACCGGCCAGGGCTCCGGGCGTCCAGGTGAATGTTCCGGCCGCAGCCATCGACCATTTAAGAACATCCCGGACGGTCGGGTCGCCATCCACTACCACCAGCCGCTCATTTTCATTCGCGCCGATGGTGGTCAAAAGGGTCCAGCTGCTGCCATCATTGCTCCATTCCAGCGCCAGCGTGCCACCACCGGTTCCGGAAATGGAGCCGCTGCCCGCGTCCGCCGTCTGCTCGCGGACGAAAGACGCGGCCATGTTGACGTTGATCGGGGCGCCCATGCTTTGGAATGGCCCAACGATAATGAACGCGGTTGGCGAAACCGTGGTCGACGTCCCCTCATTTTTCAGGATACCGCTTGACAGCGATCCGTTGAACCGGGCGTTTCCGGCGACGTCGACATATTTGATGGCGTTGGTTTCGGTGCATGCCGACAGGTCGGAAACAACCGGCCCGGTCCATTCGATGAACTGATTGGCTGATCCGAACGGGCGGCCGCTGATCGTCATTACCGCGCCGCCGACGATTGTCTGCCGGCCCTGCGCAAAACTATATGCCCCGTCGTCCGACGTGACCCCGAAATAGTCGGCCAGCACATCGAACCGACCTTCCTGACCATCATTGTTCAGCACATAGCCGGTGATCTTGCCATTGACGTCCAGGCGCAGCCCGGCGCGCGCGCTCAAGCCGTCGACAGATTCCAGCAGCATGAGCACGCTTGCGGTATTGCCGTCGACTGTCGTCTGCACGCCATCCAATATGGACGCGAGGGCACCATCGCCCGCCGCGCGGGCTGTCGCCTCACTTTCCACCGCTGCTGACACATCACCGATATCGCCGCTCAAGATGGCGGCCAGTGCTTCGCGGGCGGTGGCTTCCGCGCTATCGCCATCCGCCCTGACCTGCGCTTCGTTCAGGATAGCCGCGTCGATATCACCGAACCGGCCATCGACACTGGCGACCAGCGCTTCGCGCAGCGACGCCTCGGCAGAATCCGCGTCGGCACGGGTTTGCGCTTCCGATGCGATCGCTGCCATGATCGTCTCGACTTCACCGCCCAGGTCGATCTTAATCTGCGATATCGCCTGTTGCCGCGCGAGCGTCTCGGCTGCGTCCGCGCTGGCCCGCGTCATCGCTTCGCTTTCGATCGCGGCGGTCACATCGGCAATGTCGCCGCCCAGGTCGCTGCGCACGGTAGAGATTGCCAGTTCACGCGCCTGGGTTTCGGCACTGTCAGCATCGGCGCGGGTGGACGCCTCCGCCTCGATCGAAGCTGTGACTGTGGCAATTTGGCCATCCACCACGGTCTGAAACGTTGAAATCGCCAGCTCGCGGGCCGATGTTTCCGCGCTATCTGCGTCCGCGCGCGTCGTGGCTTCGGCCGATATCGCCGCCTCGATATCCAGCACTTCGTCATCGATGCGCGTATGGATCGACGATATGGCCAGTTCGCGTTGCTCGGTCTCGGCAAGATCGGCGCTCGCCCGCGTTTCCGCCTCGCTCAATATCGCGGCCTGAATATCCTGCACTTCGCCATCGATGCGAATCTGGACTTGTGAAATCGCAAGTTCACGCTGCGCCGTTTCGGCGGTGTCGGCGGCAGCCCGCACAGTCGCCTCATCGCTGATCGCGGCCATGGCGGCATTGATGCCATCGGTCGCGGCCACCTCGATCTCGTCGACGCGTTCGATGATCGCAATGTCGCCGTCTATTCGCTCGGTGATCTCGTTTCGGACGCGGGTTGTCACCTCCACGCCGCCCAGATGCGTCAATCGCTCCCAGCGCGCCTTGCGCTCTTCGTTCAGCAGCTGGACGTCGAACAGCGCCAGGCTGTGATTGACGGTCCGATCGACCAACGCATGTGCCCCGGACACAATCTCATCGGGATCGCCGACCGATCCCAGCGCCAGCAAGGCCTGGATGACATTATAGGCCGTGGTCCCACCAACCGGCGCATCGTCGGGCGCACCGACCGTCGCCCCGTCCTCCGGCTTGGGGTGTGCCGGATCATCATCGATGATGTCGCCCCAGCTGACATCACCGGGATCGACCTGGAGCGGCGTGATCTTCGCTGCCGCGCTCAGCCCTTCGACCGACAGGGACAGCGTGCTGACATTGTCCCCGACCTCGATCGAGAAATCCTTGAAGAACCCATAAACGGTGATCACCTCGCGGGCGTCGTCGCCGATCCACAGTGACGGTACGGCGCGCACTGACGCGATCCGGCTCGCCACCACGTCCAGCGCCGCCGTATCGATCAGGCCGCGCACGTTCATGCGCTTGGCCCAGGCGCGCTCGACCACGGTCACTTCGCCGAAGTCGTCGGTCTCCTTTCGGCTGTAATCGGTGATCCCGGCCGTGGGCGACGCTTCGGTGATGCCCAGGCCCAGCAGCGGACCGAACAGCAGCGTGCCGACCGAAACGGTGCCCGGCCCCTCCACCGTGACGGTGAAGGATCCGATTGTGTCGGGAAGGTCGAAAAAGGTGACCATGCCCGAAGGGGCCGCCGGCGCCAATGTCCGGTCATAGCCGAACGCCTGCACCCGTACGGTCGCCGCCTTGAGGTCCAGCAGCGCGACCGCATTGACCGATTGTAACGCCGCCAGAGTGACAGAAACCTGACCGTCTGCCTGCGTGACCGATCCCAGCGCCTGGTCGAACATCGCCCACCGGTTGGTCGGCCCGATATCGATCCACAGGCCCGAAGCACCGGCAGGGTCGTTGCCGACATTGCCGATCGTCGCGCTTTCATAGATGCGATGCGTCGCCGCCCTGATGACGCGTGCGCCGATGCCATAGGTGAGTTCATCGTCCCATTCGGGATAGTCGTCTTCCGGCACGTTGCTGGCAAGCAGGCTGACATCATCGATCGTCGCCGGCTGCAGCAGGCGCAGGCTCGACGGCCGATTGCCAGGGGCAGGATCGGTGCCCGGATCGATAAATCCTTCGCTCTGCGCTAGCCCCTCGATCGTCAGCGTGCAGAAGCTGACGGGCGGCATCGCCAAGTCGATCGAGAATTCCTTGAAAAACCCCCGGATCGACAGGCTGTCGAAGCGATCGTCGGCAATCCATTGCACCGGCTTGGCGCGCAGGTCGGCCAGCTGCCGCTGCAACTGGTCGACATCATCGGTGGCGACCTTGACGCGCACGGACATGGTGCGCGCAAAACCGCGCCGCACCACGGTCGTCACGCCAAAATCATCGGTTTCCCGGCGGCTATAATCGATGATGCTGACGGTCGGCTGCGCCTCGGTCGTGCCCAGCTCGACCGCGCTGCCGTCGACGATCACCTTCATGCCGCGACACCCGCCACGCTGATCGCCTGACCGCCGCTATCGGCCGTCACATCATCAAACTTCCGCTTGATCGCGCCGGTGTTGCTCGCATTGGCGGCATGGCCGCTATTATTCTCGCTGCGCATCTGGGCCACTTCCTCGCGCAGCGCGCGCAGCTCGGCCGCCAGATTGTCGTTCGACGCCGCCGCCGGCGCTGCCTGCGCAGTGCTGGCCGCTGCTGCCAGCGTGGCCGCTTCCGGCCCGCCCGACAGGATGGCGCCGCCACTGGTTGCCACCCCTGCGACCCCGCCCAGCGCCGCGATCACGGCATAGGTCTCTTCCAGGCTCGCCGCCGTCATAGCCTTGATCCGGTCGAGTTCCTGCCGGCTCGTGGCCGACAGCGACGCCGCGTTCAGCAGCGACTGCGACAGGCTGACCAGCTGACCGGCTGCGTCCTGATCGCCCGCGCGCGCCGCCGCCGTGGCATCATTGAACTGGCCCATCAGTATGGCGAAGCTGCCTCCGCTCGACCCGTCTGTGATGCCGCGGATCCTGTTGACCTCATCTAGGATGCTGTCGCCGATCGATGACCAGGCCTGCCGCAACTGGTCGGCCGCTTCCGCCGCCTCTTTCGCGTCCTGCAATGCCCAGATCTGCTGCTGGAGGGCGCGGTTGCTCTCATCCAGCTGCGCCAGCTCCATTTCCCGGATCGCGGCGGTGTTGCCCTGCAATTCCAGCAGTTGCTTTTCCAGGTCCTGCCGTTCGGACAGGATATCGGCCGCGCTCTTCGCGCCATTGAGCGCGGATTGCAGGTCGGCGAAGGCGGGCGACAGCTGCAACAGCGTGGCATAGGTCGCCTGACCCGCCGCCGTGGTCAGGTCCTGCGCCTCCACCAGCGCGCGGAAGCCCGCCAGTGACGATGGCATGGTCAGCCCCAGGCTTTCGAAGACGTCGGTAAACTGCGCCGTGCGCGCCGCTGCCTGTTCGGCGGCGGTGTAATAGGTCTCGAAATAGCTGCCGGCCGCGTCGGTGAAGTCGGACAGGCTTTCGAACTGGCCTGCCAGCGCCATCTTCATGTCGATGCCCATCAGGCTGGCCGACGAACCCAGCGTGGTCAGTGTCGACGTGACGCTCTCCACGGTGGACGACACGCGCACCAGCGTCTCGAACAGCCCTTCGCCCACCTGCTGGAACCGCTCGATGCCGGGGAAGGCCGCCTGCGCCATCTGGTCGGCCGCCGCACCGAATACCGCCGTCAGCTTTTCCTCAATCTCTTCGCCGGTCAGGCCCTGCAGGTCGATCTTGCCGATATTGACGACAAAGCCATTCAGCTTCTGCTGGATCGCATCGGTCGCCAGCCCCAGCGGCCCGGCCGCCGCCAGGATCGCGTCATTGAACTCGCGCAGGATCAGCGTGAACTGGTTTTCCAGTCCCGCATCGGCATCGGCAAATGGCGTGCGATATTTGGTCGATGTCGTGATCCCGAAGAATTTCTTCTTCTTCTGGATGTCGCTATAATAGGACGCGTCGAATCCTCCGGCCAATATGTCGCCCAGCGACTGCGCATCGCCATACAGGCCGCTGGCCACCACCTTCGTCTTCGTGCCGAACAGGCTGCCCAGCAGGCCGCCGATGATCGGGATATTGGACAGGATCGATCCCACGCCGCTGGTCTTGAACCCTTCGGCAACGCCCTGCGACGCGTTGACATCGCCCGTGCGCAGCACCAGCGCAGCAAAGCCGCCAATCTGGTCCTCGATCGAACTCAGCGACGCCGCCATCTGGCGCGAATAGCCCAGCATCACGGTATCGACTTCCTTCAGGCTCTCGATCGCGCGCTTGATGCTGTCGGACTTGGCGGTGACATCGCCAAGCACCGTGCCGCTGCCGTCGTTAGACTTGGGCAGGCTGTTGCTGCCGCCGAACGAACCCGCCACCGCAACGCCGATCGACGCGAGTGCCGCGATGGTCGCGGCGCCGGCCGCCAGGTTGAGCGGGAAGGGCAGGGAAGAAATGGCCGAAACGACGGCTTCAACCGCCTTGGTGGCGGTGCGAGCGCCACTCTTTGCGATCGACGATGCGGTTTCGATGGCGTCCTGCGCCATCGCGCGAACCGACAGGGCGAATTCGACCGCGCGGAATGCCTTTTCCGCTGTCTCCAGCGCCTTGTATCCGTCCGACCCTTCCCGGAAAAAGCCCTTCGCGGCATGCGTCATGTCTCCATAAAGGCCGACCTGTGCGGTCAGGCCGCGCACCGCATAGAGGGTGTTGATCTGCTGGGTCCGTTGCACACGGGCATTCTCATCCGCCAACTGGCTTGCCAGGCGTAGTTCTGCCGCCTTGGAACTGTTCAGCCGCTCCTGATCGGCCAGATAGCTGGCAAAGGTCGATGCCATGCCGCCCAAGGCTTCGCCTGCGCGGCCGAACGCATCGGCGATGCCATTGGCCGCCAGGCTGACATTGGTGGCGACGGCGTCCAGCAGGTCCGCCTGATAGCGCAGGCTGTCATTATAGGCCTCGGCGCGCAGCTGCCGCTGCAGGTCGAGATCGGCGATCTGGACTTGCTGGGCTATATATTCGGCAGCCTTCTGCGGATCTAGTTCGGTCCACTTAGCAACCTGCTGCTGCGCACGAAGTGTCGCCAGTGCACGCACCCGGGCAGCATCCGTTGCGCCGATCAGCCGTAGCTCTTCCCGCAATTCATCAATGCGATCATCGCCGGATGCGATAGCCGCACTGAACTGCCCGACCTGTTCGGCCGCCGTCAGCTGCTCGCGCGCCTTGCGCTGATCGTCCAGCGCGCGCTTGGCCGCCTCGATCTCCTTCACATAACCGCGCTGCTGTGCCACCTGCAGCGCCGCGAGCAACGGCAGGTCGGCAATCTGGCTGCGCACAAGATCGGCCGCACGCTCGGCGGGGATCAGCCCGGCCGACACCATGGCGTTGACGCGCTCCTGCGCCGCCACCTGCTCGCGCGTCGCCAGCGATGCCTTCGCGGCGTCGGACACGCGCTGCGCGATCGCCAGCCGGATCTGTCGTTCCACTGCCGCCTCAATGTCCGCGCGCTGTTTGATTGCCTGGCTTTCCGCCTTCACCCGCGCTTCGGCGACTAGGGCTGCGGCGCCCGACACCTGATAGGCGTCGGCCAGTGCATAAAGATTGCGGATCTGCGCTTCGGTCGCGGCGGCCTCGCGCGCCAGCTTGTCGGCATGCTTGTCCGTCTTGTCTGAACGGCTTTTCAATATCTCGTCGCGCTGCTTGTCCAGACGCGCGCGCGACGCGGCGAACGTGTTTTTCTCGATGTCGCCGACCAGCGTGGCCATCCAGTCCTTGGCCCGCTTCGTTTCCGCCGCGACGCTGTCCCCGAACGTGCTGGCGACCTTGCTGGCCGCCCCCTCATACAGGTTTGTCACCCGGTCGATGGTGACATTGGCGATCTGGCCGAACAGATCGAACCCCAGTAATTCGTTGGCGCGGCGGGCAAGGCCGTTGATGCCCTCGATCGACGCATTGACCATCGATTCCAGCTTGGCGATCGTCGCATTGGTCGCCTGGGCGACCAGATCGCCCATGGCGGACGGCAACATGGCCCAGGTCGCGACCACGGCCTTGTATCCGCCGACGAACGCGCCATAGATCTCGGCGACGAAATTCGCGACCGTCTGCGCGTCATTGGGCGAAAACAGCCAGTCGATCAGCTTCTTCGTGTTGCCCGAAATATTCGTGCGATCGTCGATCGTCTTCCAGATGCCGTTCATGATGTCGCCCGACGTGACCGTCACATCCTTCAGCCGGTCCATCTCCTTGGCGGTCAGCCCCAGCGTCGACGCATAGGCCTTAAGGCCCGATTCATCGTTCAGCTGATCGTGCCAGCGTGAGAGCGCCACGCCTGCGACAGTAAGCCCCGCCACTACCGGCGCAAAACGCAGCAACAGCCCGCCCATCTGCAGCGCGAACCCCTTGACGCCGCCTTCCGCCATCTGCGCGACTTGGAAAATCTGCCCTGCCTGACTGACGAAAATCTGCATCGGCGCGGCGCCCATGCCGGCCATGGTGATGACGTCGTTCATCTGGAACGACAGCTGCGTCAGGGTTCCGCCATGTTTCGACGCCACCCGCGTTGCGTCGTCCTGCACCGCGCTCAACTGGCGCAGCCGACCGGTCAATACTTCCTGCTGGCGCGCATATTCGGGCGCAGCGGTCGCGCCGGCATGGTACAGTCGGGTCGATTCTGCGATCTCGTCATTCAGCCGCTTGGTCGCGGCATAGAGCGGATCGGTCGACATGCGCATACGCTCGGCCGCAGCAGCATCTGCCTCCAACGCCGCCTGCGATCCCCGCACCATGGCGGCCAGCCGCGCATGCTCGGCGGCCAGGCGCGCCGTCGCCTCAGCCTCCGCGCGGATTTTCACCGCCGCCGCGTCGCGATCGGCGATCTTCTGCGCGGCCTCGGCCTCGCGCATCGCCTGCACGCCCTGCCTGACCTTCAACTGGAAAATGTCATGCGCGACCGCTGCCGCCTTGATCGCGCGCGCCTCCGCTTCCGCCGCCGCTACCGCGCGCTGCGCCGCGATTGCCTTGTCCTCGGCCATCGCCTGGGCTTCCTGGCTGGCCCGGCGCGCGGCGGCGAACTGCTTGTCATACAGCGCCGCCTCTTCGGCGCGCAGCCGGTTGGCCAGATCCATATTGCCGACGCTTTCCGCCGATGCTGCCAGTTCGGCGGCGCGAAGCGCGCGCAGCTCATCGCGCGTCTTGCCGAAGCTTGCATTCTGGCGCTCCAGCTGCCGCACCATCGCTTCGCCGGCCTTCTCCACGCGCCGCAATTCTTTGGCCGCCTCCCGCGCGGCGCGGCTCGCAGCATTGCGGAAACTGTCCATCTCGACGACGGCGCTGCCCAGCTTGACCATGCCGCCGGTCGCCTTTTCGATGCTGGCCGCTTCGCGCACGATCCGCCCTTCGGTGCTATTCATGACCGCCTGCAGCTGGCGCAGCATCTCGAACGACTCCCCAGGATCGATCGTGAAGCCGACGCCCAGATCGGGACTGTCATTGTCCATGGGGTGTCTCCACGAAAAAAAGGGCGGACCCCTACGGGCCGCCCTGGATGAATGTCTAAACTGCCGATCTATCGCATCGAGGCTACGAACACCTCAGCGCGGGAACTCTAGAATTTTGCGGATGGGAACCCGGAAAAAGGCGCGGGCTCACAACTTGCAGATTCATTCATCGGACTAACGCTGCCGCCAATCCAATGAACAAGGCGGCCATTAAGTCGATTGACTGTTATCGTTTGTGGAATATCCTCAGGATAATTGACCGGCGTGTCCATTAACCTAATTTCACCTGCTGTTGAAAACCCTGTCTTCCAGATGCGATCGCAAGCATCTTTACAAGCTACTTGCTGTGCAAGGTCCACACGATAACGAACTTCTGTCTTTCCGAACATGCAAATCAGATCAAGCTGATCCGCAGCAGCCGCTTGGGCCGGCAATAAAGCGATGACAGTGGCAATAATAATGGCGCGCATGGCAGGATCCTCTTCGGAGGCCCTGATAACGCATCATCACCGCTGCTCCAACCCACGACTACCTGGGCAGCAGGCGCAGCCCAACCCTGTATGTCGTATTGGACCGGCGCGACGGATAACCCGCGCGCACCATGCCCCGGCCGAACGCCGTTTCCGTCATCCCGTCCTGCCCCGTCTCCAGTGCCCATCGTTGATAGTCGCGGTGCAGGTCCAGCGTCCCGACCCTGTGACCCGGTGCGCGCTCGGTCCGCTCGTTCATCCACTGGATGAGTTCGTGCGGCGCGAGGTCGCCTGAAGGCTCAATCAGCGCCGGTTCGTCATCTTCCACAGGCGGCAGTCCGATGCTGGTCCACATCCGTCGCACCGCATGACGGCCATAGGCCAGCCGGATTTCGCGAGCCAGGCTCAGCTTCCGGTCCAGATCGTCGCCGCGCACCTGCGCGAACACAGGCGACTCGTCGGCAATCTCATCGTCCGCCGCATCGTCATTCACCGCAGACCGCAGCGCCGCCTCCATCCGGTCGAACGCGTCGATATAGGCGATCTTCCACTCCAGCGCCTTCGGCCCGGTGAAGCCCATCGCCAACAACGTGAACCCCTTGCGATCCATCTCATAATAATGGCTGTCGCGACGGGCACCCTTAGCAGTTCCCACCTGTATGATCATGCGTCCAAAACTGGACGCAAGATCGGGACGCTGATCAACCAACGCTCGGATCGACCGCATCACATGCTGATGCTGTTTCCCGAACGACCGGGCGACGTCCAGGCTGCTCGCCAGCACCGCCTCACCCCGCACCTGCACCAGCGCGCTCATGCCTTCAGCCTTTCCAGATCAGCCACGATGCAGGTCCATGCCAAGGCGTTGTGTTCCGTCCCCTCCAACTGATCATTATGCACCGCCATCTTGATCGTCACCGCATCCAGATCGGGCGCGGGCAATCGCAATAGGGTCAATGCAGCATCGCGCGGCGGCCCGTAATAACGCTCGGCCTCATCCTCCATCGCGCGATAGGCGTCGACTGCACGTCGGTAAGCCGCTGGTTCGCTGTCCCGGCGCATCCGTGCGTGGCACTCTGCCTCATTCGCCCAGTCCATCGGGCCAAGGGCATACCAGGCGTCGCACAACAGCTTCCGTCGCCGATATTCATGATATGCCTCGTCCCAGGCAAGCCGGTCGCACTGCACGGTCATACCGCCGGCACCCGTCGCGAAGGGGATAGCGGCGCACTTTTTCCCGCTGACAAGTCGGTAATATTGGCGGACTTACCGCCTGTAACGATGGGGTCGCCCGTGCTAGGGGCGGAAACAGCCTGAGACATGGGTCACTCCGTGTCGATGGTTAGGGCAGCTTGAGAGGTGCGAACTCTCTTGCTGCCCGCACTTTATGACGTTAGAAAAGTCTTTATGTCAACACTTTCTGACACTAAAAAGAAGATGGGCCGGCCGCCTGTTGATAGCGTGCCCATCACCGTGCGCGTCGAACGTGACCTACTCGATACACTCGACGCTTGGATCGCCGGACAGCCCGACCAACCGTCCCGCCCTGAAGCCATCCGTCGCCTGATAAAGGCTGGTCTCGACTCACAAGAGCTGTCCTGAACCCGCCCCCAAGGGACCGACATTTATCCCGGTAGCAATCTTTTCTGCCAATTCTCCCATGAACGAGCTGTGCCGAATTTGAGTGGCATCATCAGATCCAACTTCACGCCATAAGCTCCCGGCTTTCCGCCGCCATTATCACGTCCACCGACAATCATCGCGCGGCATAACATGCCTCCGGGGTCTTGCTGACAGACATCGGCCAGGCACCGGCGAAAACGTCGGGCTTCTGCCCGTGCCAGATAGCCGACCAGCAATGTCTTTCCGCTGGCGAAGACGATGTGAACCGCAACAGCCTTATCATCATACGGATTGTCATCTTGCGGGATCAGCGCCGCCAGACATTCCAGATCATGGCCCCCCGGTATTTCTGGACCCGCGATGAAGCGGAGATGATGCTGGCGATGACTCTCGCCCACGATATCGAAATCGAAGCGCCCATTTCCCTTGATCAGCATCCCCACTGCACCACTCTCCGACCGAAAGATCAGCAGACTGTCAGCACACTGTGAACCGGTCAAATCACCCCAGCACGGAACGTAGCCGGGCGAGCTCCACTTCCTTTTCCCGCTCGGTCGGTGCCGCACGCCACGGGGCCGGGCAGTTCTCGCTCTCCGCCTGCCGACCTTCCGCCACATAGGCGACGGATAATGATCGCAGCACGCGGGCCTCCCAGGGGGGCAGGTCGATGCCGGTCCGTCGGCACCATGCATCAATGGTCAGCCAGCTGATCGGCCCTGCGCCCATGCCAGCCGCTTCAGTCAGGCCGATCTCGACCAGCCGGTTGATAATATGCGGCGCCGGGTTCGGCGGCATCTGCGGGACGATGCCATCCCGCTTGTATCGCTCCATCCGGCTGACGGCGGGCGGCTGATCCTTCGCCGCCGCCCGTTTCGTTCCCTCTGGCGGCTTGGGCGTGGCATGCAGCCACGCCATCTGCCGCACGTAAAGCGTCAGTTCCCGGTCGATCCGGGCTTGAAGTTTCCCCAGTCCTTGACCGCCTTCATGATCTGCTGGGGAATGAAGCCCAGCGTGATGTCGGCGTAAAGGGCCTTGAACAATTCCTTGCCCTGCGCGCCGGCGGCGGGCGGATAGGTGAAGTTTTCCAGCGCGACGGTCAGGTCGGCCAGATCTTCGGCCTGTTCGTTGGCGCGCTGATCGGGCGAGGCAACGGACACCTTGCCGTCATTGTCCTGCATGCGCTTGACCGCGCGATTGGTCTGGCGCGCCTCGATTGCGGAAAACTGCTTGGAACCCGGCCCATAGATGACGATGCGGACAGGCTTGCCATCGGAATAGAGATGCTCGCCGTCGGCGCCCTTGAGGTGGATGGCGGCGGTGTCCTGCACCGCCTGGCTGGTGATATCAAACATGGATGAACGTCCTTTCGCGGGAAGGTGCACCGACCCGCCCCGCCACCCGCGATGTGCGGGGCGGGCCGATGCGCAATGACCGGCTGCTGCCGGAATGGAGGGGATCAGGCCGAGCGGACGACCTTCTTGCTAAGCTCAATCGTCGGGTTGACCATGATGATGCTGTCGGCGTTTCCGATATTCTCGGGGTAGCCGAAGGCGCGGCCCTGCGACCAACGCTTTTCGCCCGTCGGGTAGGTGACCTGGACCGAATAGAGCGCATTGTTACCAGGCTCGGCGGCCGTGCGCAGCAGGGTCTGTCCAGCGTCTTCCGTATTGTGCGCGATCGCCGGCTGAAGCGAGCCGAAGTCGGTCGACCCCTTGTGCTTTTCCTTGGGGCCGTCGAGCGGCTGAAATTCCACCTTGTTGGTGGTCGCGCCGATGACGCCGATCTGCTCGACGCCGCCGATCTTCGTGAAGGTGAGGGCGCCGTAACCGGCAGCGTCCTCGGTCGCGGGAAGCGCGGCCGAGATCGAAATCGTCGTGCCCGCAGCAGTGGTGGATGCCATGGTATGTCTCCTGTGTGGCGAGCCGGATCATCCGGCAGAAACCGTCCGCGCGGGCGGACGAAGGGGTCAGGCCTTTTTGGTATCGGCCTGGGTGTCGGCGGCGGCGCTGGCGGCTTCGACCAGCCCGGCCGCTGCGTAATTGGTGAATTCACCGTCGGTCAGGCCGATCGCCTCGCCGGCCGCATAGCGCTTGTTCGTGCCGGCATCGTTGAAGTTGCGCAGCACCTTCGCCTTCTTCGTAGTGGACATGGGAATTCTCCTGCTAATCCTCCGCATCCCAACTGACGCGGAAATCCTGTGTCTTTTCGTAGCTGCCGCCAGGCCCGTTGACGTCAGGCCCCATGCCTGCGGTCCGGATCGACACGTTACGCCCGCCGCCCAGCTGCCCGGTCTTCCCGGCGCATGCGCGGCGCACCGCTGCGATCACGGCCTTGCGATTGCGGTGACTGGCGGCCCGCACCGTGACGGAAACCCTGTCTGTCCGCCGCACCAGCGCCTCGCGCGTCAGGGGTTGGCGATCGGTTGAACTGGTGCCATTCACCAGCAACGCGTCCAGCGCGATCCCTTCGGGCAAAAGGCCGGCTTTGATCCTTTCGGCGGGAACCAGCTGCAGCAGCGCGGCATCGTCCAGCAACAGCGCGCCGATGATGTCACTACCTTCCAGCACCGTCATTCCTCGTTTCCTTCGTCCGTAACGGCAATGCCGCGCCGGGAAACGCGCGCATTGATGTAAGCCTGGGCGGCGCGGATCGCGTCCTGCTCCTTCACGTCCAGCGCGGGGCGCAGGAACGGGTGCGGCCGCGCGCCGGGGTGCCACACCGTTTCGCCAACAAACCGCCCGCCGATCACCAGCGAGCTTGCGCCTCCGGCTTCGCGCACCAGGCTGTTGATGCGCCGAACCGAACGGCCGCCACGCTGGCTTTCGTCGACGCTGATGAAATGCGCGTCAGTGCCATATTCCAGCCACAGCGCGCGGGACCAGACATAGCCGGGCTTAACCGTCACGGTGACGACGATGCGCCCATCATCCTGGCGCGTCTTAACGATGATGGCCTTGCCGACATCATCGGAGACCGAACGCCCTGCGGCTTCGTCCGCGATGACGCGCCCGCCGGCCCGCCCAGCACCGCGAAGCATCTGCGTAATCTTGCCGGGCAGTTCGGCCATGTAGGCGTCACGCTCGGCCTTACCCCGAACCGTCACCATCAGGCCGGATTGCCCGCTGGCTGATATTCTTCGACCATGAATTCCATGGCTTCGCGGCGTCCCAGTTCCGCAGGACCCGCAACGATCTGCATGATCCGCTCCCCCATCACGAACCGCATGTTGGGCGTTATCCCCTTGCGGTAGCGAATGCGCACGCGCGATGGTCGGGCACTCACATTGATGCCCTCGGCCAGCTTTTCCCCGCGACTGGGCAGCATATCGGTCACGCTGGCCCAGACGGTGGCGACCAACACCCAGTTGCCGGAGCCCGCACCGTCGAAACCATCGTCTGCCACTGGCTCTTCGATGCGAATGCGCCGATCCAGCAAGCCGGGGTCGAGCGTCATCACCGATACACCCGGAAAGGCTGCAACAGATTTTCGACTGTCGTGGACATGGGGATCGCCGTCGCGGTGATGTTCATGTCCGATGTCGATGTGCGGAACCGATACAGGTCCCCGACCATCAGCAGGATCGCCGCCTTGATCGGCTCGGGGACGTTCGGCACGATCGGATCGGCATCAGGGTCTACCGCATAGCCTGCGCGGTAGCGGATCCGCACTGTCTCACCATCGCCACCGCGCCACTGCGCTGACGGCCAGGACTTTGGCCAGGCAGGCCGCAGCATCGGCCCGCGCAACTCATAGTCTGAAGCCACCATAGTGACCGTCTCGCCGGCACCATCGACATAGTCGATCGACACGATATCGACCGCAGGCGGATAGGGCAGACAGATCGAAGTTACGCCGAACGCCGGCAGGAACGTCTCAAGCGTCTGGAGCCCCAGCGCCCGCCCCAGCCATCCCTGCGGCCCGTCGACATGCGCCGTCGCCGCCGCGATCAGCCGCTCCACCATCGGCTTCTGCTCGACGTCGCCGTCAAGCCGCAGATGCTGCTCGGCCTCCTCCCACGTCACCACCGGCGCGGGAGGCGTGACGACGACGACGCGCATCAGGCGATGACCGTCGACGTCTCGGCCGATACCGCCGTCGCGGTATTGGCGCTGTTAAGTGCATTCGTGGCAGTAACCTCAAAGGTAATCTTCGCACCCACATCACCGAGCTGAACGACGTAGGTCGAGGCGGTTGCACCGGCAATCGCCACACCGTTGCGCAACCAGCGCCGGGCGCTGACCGTTCCGTGTCGGACCGTCCCGCTCGCCCCCGTCAACGTCTGACCGACTTGCGTCACGCCGGTAATCGACGGTGTCTCGGTAAAAGCCGGTGCGCACATGAAGCCGCGCGAGCGGCGGGCGGAACGACCCATGATCAGCTCGCCTTGTTCTTAGGATCGGCCGCCTTTTTGTTGTCTGGCGAAGCCGCAGCCTTTTCCGATTCGACAGCCTGCGCGATCTCCTCCGGCGTGCTCCGCGAAGCATAGCCTTGAGGTGGATAGTTGGAAGCCTTGTAGCCAGCAGCGACATATTCGGCGATCGTCGGGCCATCGTCGCGGAGTTCGTTGCCTTCGCCTTTGGTGGGATCAGTTTCAATCTGAAGCTTGTGACCGGCCTTGACCTCGGCGGCGCTCGCTTCGCGAACAAGGCCCTTTTTCTCCAGTTCCTTGAAGCGCGATGCCGAAACATCTTTCAGCACCATTCCTGCTGTGACGGCGCCGTCATCACCATAGTGATCGTCCAGAACGATTGCGTTCTTGCTCATGACATTCTCCTTTCGGATCATCAGCGCACAAATGCGCCGATGATCGGAAAGGGGTCGCGCATTCAGCGCGACCCTCCCCCCATCAAATCAGGCGATGACCAAAGATCCCTTCACCAGCGCAGCAGGTCGCCGGACGACCAACGCCAGGCGCTTTTCCGCGCGAACCGTCAGCATGTTTTTGATGAAGTTGTCCCGGTCCTGATCCGAAATCCGGACCTCGGTATCCATGCGGTCGAAGATCTGGCCCGCCAGCTTGAAATTGCCGGTCAGGAAGTTGTTCGCGCCGATGCGCTTGGTCGACACAACCGGGCGGCCCCATAGGACCGGGCCGGCCACGCCCTGCGGATTGGCGAAGATATAGCCGCCGGCCGCATCCTTGGTCAGTTCGATGTTCGCCCATTGGGTCGGATGGATGACGATGCCGTCGGGTGCGAAGTCGGCCAACTCGACCTGCAGGATAGCAAGGCGCAGACGGTCGATCTTGGTTTCGCCTGAGATCGAGACGCCCGCCGGCTGCGAATAGGCGGTCGCTTGGGTATAAAGGCCATTGAGGTGCTGGCCGGTGCCGTCGCCAAGCAGAAGCTCGGCATCTTCGACATCGTCCAGACCCCAGCGCAATTCGCCGTCAATCAGGCTCTCCAACTGGGGGATATCGTCCATGGCCTGGCGCGAAACCGGAACCCAGTGTGCGATCGTGCGCACCGGAGCGTCATCCACGTCCCATTCATAGACCGATTCCGGCTTCTGGGCGCCCTCCGCCACAGGGGCGGCGTTGTTGGTACGGGTCACCTGTTTGGCAAACTCGATCGAATTGCCATCGGTGCGGCCAGGCGTCAGCAGATCGCGAACGCGCAGGCCCATGCGCGGCATCGTCACGATATCGGACTGGCGGTCAGGACGGATCAGGCCACCTGCCGATCCGGCAGCCGTGGTGACTGCCTTCACGCTAAAACCGATCGTGCCCTTGCATCCGCCATCGACATAGGCGCGCACCTCGTCGTGATTGGCGACTTCGACGCCCAGGCTTTTCAGCGCGGGCTGGTCATCATCGCCACCGCGGCGCGACTGGGCCAGCTTCTGCGACAGTTCGGTGATCTCTCCGCGCAGGCCTTCCAGTTCGGTAAGAGCCTTGTCCGCCTTTTCCTTGGTTTCGGTCGACACCTTTTCACCGGCTTCGCTCTTCGCCTTGAATTCCTTGGCGAAATCCTTCACCTCGCCGAGCGTTTCGCCCAGCTGCTTCTGAAGGCCCTCCAGCGTTTTGTCTTCCCCGTCGGGCGCTTTACGGCCGAATTCACGCGCCATCGGCAGCGCGGTCATGGCCATCGCGATTGGCCCGAATGCATCAGCGGAAGAGGCGGGGCTTAAATGCCCCAATGCAGTTGCGGCCATAGCCGCGTCCGGAATGACGGCAAGCGCCATCGCCACGGCAAGCGCCGCGAAGAGAAAAGTTCGCATGATGATTTCCTTAGTCGGCGGACTTCAGGGAGAAGCCGGCCAGGGTGTCCGAGAGGCCTTTAAGGGCCGGGGTGATCGTCGTATCGCGCTCGGACTCCCTCCGGCGCAGTTCAGCCAAGCCGCTGCCGACGAGGCCAGCGGCACGGGTCTTCGAGAAACCTGCATCCCGCAGGAACTTCTCAAATTCTCGATCAGTGGGCAGCTCGCCATGCGCAAGCTTGAATTTGACGGCTTCGACCCGCGCATCATCATTGGCGGGGAAGGTGACGAGGCTGATCTCGACAAGGTCCAACTTCGTCAGTGTGCGGATGCCGGTCTTCTCGTCATAGGACGATTCACGCACCCAATACCCAATGGATAGGCCGGTCACGGTGCGGGCCTTCATGTGGGCATAGGCGCGCTTTTCCATTTCGCCTGCGTCCAGCAAAATCTGGC